TTATTTATGTAACTCCTTGCTTTTTCTATATACTCTTATAATATTAATGTATGGTTAAACCCAAATATAGTGTAGTTATTCCAACTTATAACCACTTGGAAGACTTTTTAAAGCCATGTTTACAGAGTATAATACATTATACGGATTTAACTAATGTAGAAATTATAGTAGTAGCAAATGGATGTGTGGACCTTACCCATCAGTATGTAGAAGCTCTATCTTATGCATATCCAAGTATTAAGCTCATTAGAGAGAAAGACGGTATTGGGTATACTAAAGCTACAAACCTCGGCATTAAAGCTGCTCAAGGAGAGTATATCATACTACTGAACAACGATACTCAGCTTTTGTCTCAAGAAAAGAATCAATGGTTACAAATGCTAGAAGCCCCATTTCAGGAAGATCCAAGAATGGGTATTACTGGTCCCTTACTACTACATGATAAAATTACACGTTCTAGGTTTGTAGTGTTCTTCTGTGCAATGATACCAAGGACAATGTTTGATGAAATTGGTTTGTTGGATGAAATATACTCTCCAGGCAGCGGTGAAGATATAGACTTTAGTATTAAAGTACAAGAAAGAGGGTACAGAATACATATTGTACCAACAGATCAACTTTCTAAAGTAGATAGTAAAATTATATCTGGAGCGTTTCCAATATATCACTATGCAGAAGGTACCTTCGAGGGTATTGAAACATATAGTAACGTTACATTTAAACGTAATAGTTTAATTAACATAAAGAAGTACAATAAAGATATAAAGTTGCACTTGACTGCTGAAAATGATAATAATTTACCGGAACATGTAAGAGTACATGGTACTAGCAAATATAGTGAATTAATATTAGACTGGAATAAACTAGACTTTAATGACAATACTGTAAGTGAAATTGCTATGAATAAGAGTATCGAGCATATATCTTATGCAGATCTAAATACTCACGTAAAGGAGTGGTATAGAGTGTTAAAACCTGAGGGCAGACTGCTGTTGAAGTTTCATGGCACGCTGAGTGATAGCATTAACGAAGTATTAAAATTAAACCAATTTAAAACCAATATGAATTGGAGCGGTACAGACATAAATTTAATAGCATACAAATGATTACAACAAAAGTAACAGCTACAGTTTCAACTAAGGGTAGATTTCATACTACCTTTCCTTTAGTATTAACCTCTTTAGCTAATCAAACACTTAAACCTTCCCGTCTTATTATATATGATGATAATGATACTATGGAAGATTTAAGAGATAATGAAATATATAAAAATTTGTTTTGTTTGTTAAATAGAGTAGGTATTGCATGGGAAGTAACGCCCGGTGCCCATAAAGGTCAAATATGGAACCATCAACAAGCCTTGACAGATGTTACAAGTGAGTATATTTGGCGTTTAGATGATGATAATGTAATGGCTACTAACACATTAGAGGAGTTATACAATTACATACAAACCGATCCTAAAATAGGTGCGGTTGGGCCTCTTATTCTTGACCCTAAAGCAGATATTGGACATAAGTTAGCTTCTAATAAAATAGAAGATATATTTTTAGGTGTTAATATACAATGGTGTGATACTGACCGTCATGCATTTATAGATGTAGATCATTTACAGGGTAGTACGTTTTTGTACCGTAAAGAAGCTGGTAAACATGGTTATGAATTAAAACTATCAAAAGTAGGTCATAGAGAAGAAACTATCTTTACATATGAAATGAAAAGAGCCGGCTGGAGATTAGTTGTACTAACCGGAATAAAAACCTGGCACATGCGCTTTGGTGCCGGGGGTATAAGAAGCTACCAACAAATTAAAATGTTTGAAGAAGATGAAAAGATATTCCACGATTATATTAAAAAATGGAATGTAAAACCAGCTTTAGTAAAAGTTATACCTTTAGATTCGGGTATTGGTGACCATTTTGCGTTTAGAAGCATATTACCCGATGTAAAAAAGAAATATAAAAACCATAGAATTATTATCGGGGCTTGTTTTCCAGAAGCATTCGAGGGCGAAGAAGGCATTGAAATAGTAAGTTTAGCTGAATCTGCAGCATTTACTAAAGTAGAAGAATATAACATATACGCCTGGATGGATAATAATAATTGGAAAGGTTCTTTAGCAGAAGCATACAAAACAGCACTTACTCGATGAAACAAGTACTCATAAGTCCATTTGCACAAAATTTACGTAACGGTAAAGAAAACCCTAAAAACTTTCCACACTGGAAAGAGTTGGTAGCTTTAATGCAAGCTAATGACATTAAAGTAATTCAAATAGGAGCAGCTAAAGACAAACCCGTAGAGGGGGTAACTGATTTTAGGCAAGGTCTAAAACTATCTCAAATAAAAGACTTAGTAAATGAATGTGATTGTTGGATTTCTGTAGATAGCTTTTTACAACACATGTGCGCTTATTATAAACTTAAAAGAGGTATTGTTATATTTGCACAATCAGACCCTAAGATTTTTGGATATACTCGTAATATTAATTTGTTAAAGAACAAATCGTATTTGAGAGATAAACAGTTTTGGTTATGGGAACAATGCGACTATAAACAAGAAGCATTTGTTAGTGCTCAAGAAGTACTGGATACTTTACTAAAACTATTGTAGACGCTGTAAGTATTAGCGACTATGGCTAATCCTAACAGCACTGTAGGTCCACAAGACTTTCTATCTACAAATTTAAATAGCAGAATTTCAAGCTATGATATGCTTGCGGAGCGTATCTTTTTTCAGCTCGGTGCGCCTGTAATTAATCTTGAAATAGCATGCGTAGCTACATACGACATGATAGCCTATGCTATTGAAATGTATTCAAAGTTTACCCCTGGTACGGAAGAGTTAATTGCGTTTGATAGTTCTCTTTATACAGCAGGTCAAGGTATAAAGATGGATACTCTTATTAATAATACTTTAAACCCAGAAGTATCAGCTTTAAGTTCTACTTTCCAATCAGGCTGGGATGTTGATTTAAATAGTTATAGAAAAGTAATAGATGTAACATCGTTTAATGTAGGTACTAATAACGGTGTTAATACATTGTTTACTATTGAACAATCAATGGCTCAACAAATGCACTTTGCTTATTCTTTAGGTAGTAAAGCATTTGACGTTATTTCATGGCATATTTTAAAGGATTGGTTAAAAACACGTGAAAAGGTATTCGCACAACAGCCTTATTTCCGTTTTGACCCACGTACACAAGTTTTACGTATTACCCCTGACCCAGCACAGCAAAACTATATGGGTAATGATCAATATTGGGCTATTGTTGCCTGTCGCATGGAACGCCCAATTAAGGATCTAGTTAAAGAGCGTTGGGTAATGGAGTATGCAAAAGCTCTTGTTAAGATTAACATAGCAAATACTCGTGGTAAGTTTCAAAACACTCAATTATTCGGTAGTGGTACTTTACAATACCAAGAGTTAATGACTCAAGGTACTACAGAAAAGAAAGAACTGGAAGATCAGTTAATGACTACCCGTCAAGAAGATCAAGAACCCCCCGGATTTTTTATGGGCTGAACTTGTTCTTTATCAAGTAGTTATACATTTAAGTCTATAACCTTTTCGAGTTGGACCGCCAATATTATTATACAGCTCGCAAGCAGAACTATCATCCATTATACCAGTCAAGGTAGTAATTAAGTTGCTGGAGGTAAAGCACTTGGTGCACTACCAGCAGGTTCAGGTGTAGCTCCACCCGGAGCATTACCAGCTTCAGGTGCTGCAGCACCTGCTTCAGGAGCTTCTCCACCTAAAGGGGGCAGTTCACTACCACCGCCACCTGGAGGAGGGCCAAAAGAAGGAGGTGTAGCACCCCCACCGCCACCACCTGGAGGCTTACCGCCAGGGCCAGCTGCACCACCATCTGCTGTAATAGCTTGACGCCAATTAGGTCCAGCATTAGTGATTTGTGAAATTTCAAAGTTAAATGCAGCGTCTTTCTTCAACCACTCTCTATTGATCTTTATATCTTCATCAGAGTAGTTCATATAACGCTTTAAAGCATAAGACTTAGATACTGCTTCAGTACTGATTAAGTCGCTAAAGGTTTTAAACTTAAGCTCTTGTATTTGAGCTTCACGTGCAACGTGGAAATAAGAAGGCGGATTAAACGATATGTTAATATCGCTTTCTTTTAATTTATATTGTTCCCAAAGACCTCTTAACTTTAAATGAGTAATAAACGTATCTTTAAGTGTAGAAGCAAACTGACGTTGAAAACGAATAATAAGACGAGCAAACTTTAATTCTTCTCTTAAGATTTCTGCTCCATCAGCAAATTTAGACTCTGGATCTAAACGGCTTGTAGGTACACGTAAAGCTTTATATAATTTCTTTACAAAGTAATTAAGATCATCTAACTGACCTAAGCTTGCGTTGGTTTGTAAAGCTGATACATCCGTACCACTACCATCTGGGCGTTTAGCAAACCAATAACTATCTAACATGCTTTGTGGGTCATAAACATTAACGTTTTGACCTTGATCATTATCGTATGTACGTTTTGACCAATAGTTTTGCATTAAGCGCTTTATATACGCTTCTGCTTTAGGTGCTGGTAAATTACCAACATCTACTTTAAACACTAAACGTTCTGGAGCACGAACTAAGCGATATACAACAATACTATCTTCAATAAGTGATAGTTGTTTATAAGCTCTACGTGCTACTTCAAGATAAGGTAAACGAATTGTCTTGTGTTCATTCCATACATGAGAATGAAAATATGAAACCTGGTGACGTTCTAAAGGTATAAGTACCTGTTTAGCAGTATAACGGTTATTAGAAGAAATATCTATTTCAGGCTTACGTAACAAAAAGCCTTTAATTAACATATTTTGAACGTTATCGTAAATCGGGTTAATATGTTCTGTAGGTATTTGTACTACACCAATAATACCTTTATCTTTTTTGTCTTCGTGAATAACGTTTTCAAAATACAATTCAGCATCTATTAAGATAGCTCTAAAATATTCAAAGCCTTTATTCTCTAAATTAAAATGATCTACTAAATTGCTAAAGTTCTTTTGTAATTCGCTAACAATAACATCATCTTTCTTTTCATTAAGAACTAGATTACAATATTTTCCTTTTTCATCCTTAACAAGCATTTCATCACAAATTTCATCTAATGCATGACTAATTTCAGCATAAGAAGCCATAACACGATAATCAGATATACGTTTTGGTTTATCTGTATCTACTAATGCATAAAGATAATCGTGATATGCTTTATTAACTACAACACCTTCTAAAGAAGGTACAACTGGGTTATCTGAAGCTGTAGAAACAGCTTGTCCATAAATCCGTTCTTTGGCAGAACTATTAATCTTATAAAACGTTTCAAACTTTGGATTTAACTCTCTAACATTATCAATTACTTGAGTGTTATCACTATACGGTAGTCTATTAACAAAGCTACTGAAAGCTTTTGTAAAGAAATTAGGTTGTACGTTGTCAGCCATTTATATATACTTACAATTGAAAGGTGTATTATAAACTAGCTTTTTAATTAAACCACTTGGCAGCTAGATAGTTTGAATTTATACTAATTTCAGAAGGAGTTAAAGCTCTGTTGTATACTAACACTTCATATACTTTGCCTACAAAATAACCTCTACCTGCTTCATACCCACCAACACCTTTATATCCTTGATCTTTGCTTTTTAAATATGTACCAGTAGCGGAAGCATTAGTGTAAAATGTACCAGAAGAATCACTATTACCAACCATACTAAGAACATAAGGGGTGTTTATATTCATAGCGCTTGTTGCTGCTGTAGTTATGTAATCATATGTACCCCAATAACTAAAATTACGATCAAAGTTATTATCAGAAATAGCTAACATAGTAATTCCAGCTTTTGCGTTATTGTAACGCATACTGTATAATCCCGTCCACATACTAATCCAACTAGGACCAGTACGAGTGGCTGCTATCATTACTGTCATATAACTATAGTTTAAAAAGTCATTGAAATTGTTTTGATTAATGTTACCCTGTACTAAGTTAAAGCAAGGTTTGCCACCCGGCGAACCAGATAGAGAATAGCTTATATCATAACCTGTACATGTCCACCCTTTAGGATCAATTTGATCTGGTACAGGGGCTAATATGAGGTTTCTACCATCAACAAATGTAGCTGATAAAGCCCGTGCATCTAAATGATTAACTAAACCTGATAGTATTAAAGACATATTATGGGGTAATTACCTGTACCCCAGAAATGTAAGGGTATTGTGTTGATAGATTAGTGTTATAAGCGCTTTTTGTTAAAAACGTGTAACCGGCATCATTAGCTACAATTATATCGAAAAACCCTGTAGCAGAAGGTGCAGGGTAATTGACCTGTAGTTTATTATCGCTTATTATATTATAACTTAAAGCTGGTACCACACCTGTTAGAGCAGGATAAGAAGACATACCGGTTGAACTGACAAACGGGTTAAATGTGGTGGTAGGACCAAACATACCGTTGTTACCGCTTAAGTAAACATAATTCGTATATTGAAGTTCACTACCAAATAAGTCAAGATTAAGAGCTTGTTTAATTGGCGTTATCCAACGACTTGAATAAGGTATTTGAGGGGCTGCAGAAATTACAAATGATTCTGTATATTGTGGGTTGGTTAAATACTGTATATTCTGTAAAGTAGGCACACCTGAAACAGCATAAAAATTAGAATCAATTTTAAATATTCTACCAACTGGGTTAGCATCTGCTTTAAACAACCATCCTTTAATAATAAATGATGTATCGCATATCATTCTGGTTGGTTGGCTATCTTGTTGCTCAACCGGGTACGTTAAATTATTAGTACCGCTCCAGAGTACTTCTGTTCTAATTTCTAAACCAGGCATTCCTTCTCTTGTCCAAGAAATAATAAAATAAGGATCGCTGTAAGGAACAAAATTACTTAAAATTTGATCCATATCGGTTTGAAAACGAGTTAAAATACTAACATTAACCGTGATGTTAATTGGTACAGGTTGTAGTATTTGGTTAGAGCTTTCAGAATTGTACTGAGATGTAGTATTATCTACCCAGTACTGACCAAACAGTTTATTAAAAACTCTTGTATTGTCTCTTTCCACACTAGCTATTGAAAATGCTACAGCAGGTAAAGTGGCGTGTTGAGCTTTATCTACTAAATCAAATAAAACTCTCTGTTTTGGTGCATATACATAACGAACTGCAATGTTATTGCCAACGTTACCTTGATTGTCGTAACGTTTTACAATAGCTCCATCAAACGCCTGTAGAAACTGCGTTAGTAAATCCTCTATTTCCGAATGGAATGTGTAGTTCTGCACTTGTATACTTACACTAGACGATCTAAAAAGTGTTTTGGTAAGATATCTTTATTTTCTACTACAGCTTTCCAAGCCCCACCATCTAATATATATGTATCGCTTACATCGGTTTCACAACGCGTACATCTACCACAGGCTTGTATTAAAGTGATAAGCATTTTCATTGTATACCATTCTGGCATTTCCTTAGAGAGTCTTTGCACTCTCTTGTTACCTAAATCCATCCACGGCAACTTCATTACTATTTGCCAAGTACCTAAATCCCCTTTAAGGTCTAGTCCCATAGTTAATGAAGGACTAACAAGAACTGTATCATCTGGTCTTAACATATGTTCAGCAACAATTTTATCATTAACTTCTGCGTCTTCTCTAAATAGAAAACGCTTACCTTTAAGTACTTTTTGTAATGCTGCTGTTATAACGTTTGTATGAGTATGTATAATACCTTTTTTGCCTTTATAACTTTCTACAATACTTGCTACAGTTTCTAATACTTTCGGTAAGTTCTTTTCCATTGTCGCTTTGCTTAGCGGGTATCTCCTATCGATACGAATCTTACTTTTTTTAGGATCAAATGTAGATTCAAACTCTATAAAAGTGTAATCTTCAATACCTAATGTTTTAGCAAAGATGTTTTTGTTTACTATAGTGGCGCTCATTAATATGACCGTATCAGCATAATCAAACAAACAATCGCTAAGCTTATCTACTTTAAGAGGTGTAAAACTAGCTCTTGCTGCATCCTTTTCTATAATATACTCAGTTACATCCCAATGATTTTTGGTTGTAATAATAGACTCAAGTATATCTTTTCTTATTTGTTGGTTTCTTAACTCTGACTTGTTGTTGTCATAACGAGAGCGATTGGCTCGAGAATTAATAGCTTCTTCTAAGGCTTCAGTTAGATCTTCTAACCAAGCTCTAGCTTCACTGGGTTTATCAGTTAATAGCTTTGAGAATTTTATATCTAGTTTAGTTAATAAGGTGTAATCAATGTTTGTAGAGTGTTTCTTTACTATTTCTCCTTCTAATTCAGAAGCTTCATCACATACTATAATCTGTCTATGTCTGAGATGTTTAGGTAAATTAAAAAAGGAAGAGTAGTTAAGTACTGCAAACCTATCAATAATAGCACTATTACGGGCTTCATAATAAGGACAACGATGCTCTTCCCAACACTCTTTCTTTAGCTTTTGTGTAATAACGCAAGGTGCTATGTTACAAGTAAGAGTTTCTTCTACATCACATTGATAATTAGACTTACCTTTAAATACGGTAGCCTCATTAAATAGCCCTTTATATTGGTTTTGTAAAACCTTAGTAGTAGTTAATGCAGCTAAACCATGCGGTGGAAAAAGAGCCATTCTATCAACATAGTCTTCATCGTAAGCATAGTAATTAAACACCAAATTTTTAAACTCTGAATCACAGTCGTTTGTAATATTAGCTAGAGTTTTACTAATAAATGATTTGCCAGAACCGGTAGGGGCTTCTATTATAATAAACTTTTTACCTTCTCTTAAGGCTGCATCTATAGCATTAAAACCTTTTATTTGATGTGGTCGAGGTGTAAACCCTTCAGGAAAATACTCTAATAACGGTTTTTTGAGAATCATTAACTCATTGTAGAACCTTATCTGATTAGTTCAACGGTATAATTGCAAGCACTGTATTATAAAATTTACACTTTTTAACTTGAGATGTAGATCTTAAATTAATTAATAGTTCGTAATCTTGTTCAGCTAAAGCCTCTAAAGTATAGTCAAAAATTAGCTTGTCATTTACTACTTTTATAGTATAAGGAAAAGGTATTTCAAATGTCTCTTTCTTTTTTTCTGTTAAAAGAATAATACATACATAACAACCGGATAACCTGTAATTAATTAACTTGCCTTTTTTATAAGGTTTGTTTTTTAATGTGAGTTGTACGTTTTTTTGAAAGTAGTGTTTTAAAGTGTTGTCTAAGTTAAAAGTCATTTTATTTGTCCATAAACCGCATCTTTTCTGTCGTAGACATTTTACTTAGAGATGTGCTGAAGTATTGCCAGAACTGTTCTGGTGGTGTAGTAGGTATTACTGCAACCACCTCGACTGATTCTGAAGGAACTAGCCTATAATCTTGCATAAAGATATCCCACGTAACTATTAATCCTTTTGCTTCTGGATTAAACTTAAGATTGCCGGATGCTGGTCTGAAGTTTAATGCTGTTCTACCTGCAGAGCTGTTTAACAATAATAAATCGTTAGTTGCTAACATACGACGAGTAGGCCTATCACCTGGCATAGGACGACGCCGTACGAACTTAAGTTCTACGGCGTTTTTAGATAGTAAAGTAGCTAATGCTCCTTGGGATACTCTCATCCCCTATACTTACTATTGTTGCGGTTCTGCTACACCAAAAATTCGGTCTTCATTAAGAAAAACAATATTCCTCATATTGTTAACGTTACTAGCTTTTAAACCGAATACACTTGGAAATATAACATGCTGACCAGGTTTTACTTTTGCACGAGGTCCAGCTAGAATAACCTTAGCAACACGCCAAGCTTGTTGAACCGCATTCATAGGTATCCAGATATCACCTCTACGAATCATAGTACCATCTTCGTTTGTATCAGCAAATTGACAGAAAAGAATATCATCTAATACTGCAGTAAGTTGCCAGTTCTTAAGGTTCATGTCACTATTTGCATACTCCTCAAGTCTAACCATTCCTTTAGTATTATCAGTTTCAATTAGTTCATTAGCTTGAAGTGCTTTCTTTTGATCTGCTACAGATAAGCCGCTAGACTTTAAATCTCTTTCAAGTTTATGTTGTATGCTTTTTTTCATTTGGTAATTGTAAGTTAAATTGTTCTATGTATAAATTTACCTCTCTTGATGAAATTTCAAGGTAGTTTGCAAGTTTAGTAACACTTTGTTTATTAGCAGCTTTAGTTTCTGTATCTTTCTTTTTCTTTATGTAACTAATACGTTTAAACTTACAAGCAGGTAAAATACCATTAAGATACTTAAACCACATTTCTTTATCTAAAACTGTCCACACTCTATTGCTTGTTTGATTAACAATATCAGATATTTGAGGAGAATACATCGAGCACCATCTTTGTACTAAAAATGGTTGAAACTCTTCACTCTGCTCAACATTATCTGCAGATCCTTTAGTTTTATAAAGGATTTTGTTAATATATTCGAACATTAAAGAGTAATCTTAGTAGTAGCTACGAAAATATTATCTACCATAGCATAAAAGGTATCAATAACGTCGTTTTGAAACTTAACTGTTTGTTCTGGAGTTAAATTAGTGCTATATGCAAAAGCAGGAGCTTGTTTACCAGCTACTACATTTACCCCAGTATGACCAATAGCTACATTATCTTTAGAATATGTAATACTAACTGAAGCTTTACCTTTTTGCTGATTAACACCGCCTTGAGTAAAGTTATCATAAACCATAATATCATCACCTTTCATCTCAATAGCTTTATTAATAGTTTTGTGAAGTATATTGGCGATTGATGTATTAAATAAACGCTGAAAACATACAGCACCAAACGGATCTAAATTAGGTATTTCCCAGCAAAAGTTAACCATTGAATCACTATAAATATAATCCTTCTCAAGAGAATCTTCTAAGTCAATAAGGTTAATAGTGACTTCTACAGGTGCTACAAAGCTAACGATATTACCAATAGGTAAAGTACGATCACGAAAGTACTTATAAGCAAAACGCTTGTGAATAAAATCTCCATCATATTTTTTTTGGTCTGTGATAATCATAAATGTATTTTAGTATAAAAATTAATATTCTCCACGGTTAAATTTATTTAAAAACCATTCTTGCCCGTCAAGCCATTCTTTTGTATAGGATCTTAACCCAGGAGATGCATGTATAACATCAATATTAATGGTACCTAATTTTAGTTTGGCTTTATTACATGTTAAACTAAAATCGATATCATAGAAATGAAATTTAGCAGGACATGTTTCATCGAACTTAACCCCTGCTTCGTATATCTTTTTAGGGTTAAATGCTAAAAATAAACCATCTAAAAGTAACACTCTACCTGTTGGTCCAAAATGGGTTTTAAATGTATTATTATCCATATGGTGACCTACTGTGCCGCTGTGTTTAGTGGTTGGACACATTAAATGCCACAAACAAGGCTTAGCAATAGCAGGGTCTTTACCACCTGCTAACCCAGCAACATCATATTTGTCTAAAGCAATTTTTAATTTATTAATCCAGTTCTTATCTGTAATAAGAACATCATCATGAGCTAAAACTAATATACAATCCTGAGAACTATAGGTTTGTATTAATTTATTATATTGTTTTGCAATACTATCTGTATTACTTAATAACGGATTAATTGCTGTAATGTTTTTAAAACATTCACTATTATAAATGCTGTATTTGCCGAGTCTTTTCTTATTTGCTTGTTCAGACTCGTCAGGACTACAAAAACCTAAATAGACATTCATTAATCTGTAATTATACTTTGAAGAGGTAAATTATTAAAGGTCTTTTTTACATACTCTGCTAGTTCTTGACCTTCAAAAATGCCTGTATCCCAAAGGTATATGTTGTTTAGTTTAAAATTAGGCTCATTTAATTTATTTGCTAATTCAACCATTAGCAAATTTTGTTTCGGAGTCCATTCAGCACAAATGTCTGCATGGCTAGAAAATAAAAGCGCCTCAATTAATAATTGTTTTTCTTCTAACGTGAGCTGTATACCCTTCATATAAAGAGAGTATAAGCTATTTTTTAAGAAAATCTACTTATAAAAATGTATAATAATACTAGTTATACTTGTAATGAGAGACACAACTATAGCTGTTTTAAAGTGCCAGGCAAGTTTAGATCTACTTTCATGTCTATGTTGACATGTCATTACAGATTCTCTTAATTCATAAATACTATTTTGCAGTTCAGCTTTAGCGTGCAACAGTTCATTGTTTAAAGTTGCAACCTGTTGCATTAAACTTGGTTGGCCATTGCCATCTCTTACAAGTTT